ACTTTAAAAATTTTTGGTGACTGAATAGCAAACCAGTCGACCATTTCTTCATTCACAGCCCAACTGCTAGCACTGTTCGAATTGGAATCAAGCCCAGACTCAAGCAGAAACGCATGAATGATTTCGTGTCTAACAACCTGTTTCTGATAGTTTTTAAGGTCTGCTTTTGCTCCAATCTGTCCCTGTGATGCCTCCATATCATCAACCACAATTTCCCGTGTCGATAAATCAGTATAGCCATCTGCATTTGTCAGATTCGGATATTCTTTTTCGTTCCCGAACTTCACGTTCCATTCAGAGCCTAAGATATTAATCTTAAAATCCTGCATATAAAATCGGTATCCCTTCATCCGTCCTTACTCCCATCAGAAGCGGTAAAGCTGTCTTTAAGAGCAAGTCGTTCACTTTCTGTGCATCTCCAGCGGCGGCATACACCGCACTCCACTCTTTTACACTTGCCCCGATCTGCTGGGGTGTGGCGTAGGAGATGGATTCACTTCCAGATGATACAGAGGTTACAATGCCTGTTGATTTGTTCCCGACATTCGTGTCGGTTACATTTGCCGATGCCTGGTTGATTGCATTCTTCTCAGCAAGTTCAATCTGATACATTAATTCAGCCAGTGAGCAGACCGCCTTTTTGATACGCTTCTGCGAGCGTTCGTTCGCCGGCAGTCCATCCACCAACCTGTCAAACGTCATTGTATCCACAAAATCACTGGCTCTTTCTGCCAGTCGTGGAAAGTCGGTTTCTGGCACGACATTGCCGAATGATTCTGTATAGAATTTATAATCTGCATAAGCCATGCCAGTTACCTCCCATGTTTATTATCTCGTTGTTATAGTTACGCTTCCGGCATTCAGTGCTTTGTATGTTCCGTCACACTCAACTACTGTAAGATTCTGTCCGATTTCCGCTGTGATTTCGGCTTTTCCATCCCAAGTCCTCCAGTTTCTGAGGTTCTGTCCATAGCTAACAGCCGCTGCTTCTTCCGCAACTTTGTATTTGTATACATTGCTAGTATTTTCTTTAGCCGGATTTACAATGATTTTTACGCCGCCGTCTTCTGAACCTGTCTCAGTTGTTACTGTCAGAGTGCCAAGTGTTGGTGCTTCGTTAATGGTGATTACTGCGATTGCGTCAATGTACTCCGCAAAAAGAGTAAGTCCCATAACTGCAAATGCTTCGGACACTGCTGTGTGGTAGTTGCCCTGTGTATGGAATCCGATCAGGTTTGTTTCGCCAGATACGGTATACACCAGACCCGCTCTTGCAAAGTCAGATTCATTCGGGTCAACGTAGTAAAGTACGATGTTCTCGACAGGGGTAGCGATAACCTGTCCTCTCGGGATTTCGCTGTCAGACAGTAAAAAGATTGTATTAAATCCCATAAAATCTTTCATGTACTGGAAGCCGAACTGATTCTGAATAGTGATCTCAGCTGCTCCGAGGTATTCATATACGTCAAGAATATTCACAAATCCAACAACGCCAGTCACATTTCTGTGCATCTGCTTGAATTTGTTCTCTACACGGCCTTTAGCCATCGCCAGAGCCATCTGGAATGTAGTTTCTGTGGAAGTAAGTGTACCGGTTTTCAGATAGTCGTAGAATCTGCCGGTAACATCAGTCTGAAGCTGGAAAAGGAATTCATCATCGGTCATCTGAACAGCGTTCTCATAACCGTGATCCTTGATTGCTTCGATAGAAACAGCCTTTGCGTACTTTTCGATAGTCATTTCCGCATAGGACTTTTCTTTTACGGTAAACTTGCTGTAAGGGATTTCCTCACCCTCACCGACAAGTCCACTCTGCAAAGCACCCTCTGCGTACTTAGATTTCAGTATAGCACCTGGCTGTTTTTTGATAGGTCTCATGATACCCAGAATATCACGTAAGTGCTGCCAGTTTCTTTCGAATCTGGTAACGAAGTCAATCTCACGCGCTGTGACATGAATATCATTAGTCATAATAAGATTTGTTTTTGCTGGCATAAAAAAATCCTTTCTACCCATAATTGTTAAGGTATTGGGTTAGCGGCTATACTCTGATGTATAGTCGGTGTAAAAAAAAATCACTGGAATAACTGGATATTCTGAGCAATTGCAGCCTGTCTCTCGGACGGGTCTTTGATTGCTTCGATATCTTTCTTAGTCATACTTCCCGGTGTCTGCTGCTGTCCAACGTGAGTGGTAAATCTTGCCTGATTCTGCTGAGCCTGCTGCTGAGATTCATCTACAAAAGCGGATGCGTCAGACTGCTTCATCTGCTCAATCAGATCATTCAGCCCAAGGATTTTACCGTCTTTCAGCTTCAATCCTGCGCCCTTAATGTCCGACATAACCGATTTCTTTGCAGCTTCACTGGAAAATTTAACATCATCGAGTGCCGCTTTCAGAGCATCTGAGAAATCACGGTCATAGATTTTTGCATTGAATTCTTTCTCTGCATCTGCCACTTTCTGTTTCCAAGTCTCTAACTCGGTCTTAACATTTGCCGGGTCAATACCATCAAAACCTTTCAAGGTTTCCTCTGCTGTCTCAGCACGTTCTTTCCAGTCGTCTCGTTCTCCTTCGACTTTTGACAGAGTTTTTGCTACTTCTTTGGCATTCTTGTAATGCTCAGAGAGTGCCTTTTTCACATCCGCCTGTTTGTCCTCCGGGATTTCAATTCCAAATGTTTTTAATGTGTCAATAAGTTTCTGCATACATATCCTCCTGGTCGTGTTTATTGACCTGCCGCCACAGGTAAGTGGATTAAGCCAGTTAGACCACTGGCAGGGTAACTGGAATAACAGGAATCGAACCTGTGACACTCTGATTAACAGTCAGATGCTCTACCAACTGAGCTATATTCCATTAACCCGGATTCCCGGGTTAGCAAGGTATTTAACGTGCTATGCCTAAACACGAGACGTTTCGGGCTACGTCAACACCGCCTATACGGTCGCGCACCTCTGCACGGGTTGGATTCCACTATTCAGTTATATGCTCACAAGGAGGTATGCCGCCATGCACTAACGGCAATGGTACGTGTCGGAAATTGCATCCGCTTTTCAACCTCATGCTTCTTGTGTTAGCTAAACACTGCATTTTCTATTAAGGACACGTACCCAAGAAAGGAGGAATCAATGAAAAAATGCATCTATGTCAAGTGACTGTAATCACTTACGAATCTTCCTTATGAATACATTTTACCACAGACTCTTCAAAAAGTTGTGGTACATGTTTTAGCCAATTAGAGCATATCCCGGAGCTTTTCCACGTATCTCTTGACAAGATCACGTTCTTCCCGACACTCCGCGTCTTTGGACATATCGCTCATTTCTGTTGTGAGTTCGTCAAGGTGTTCTTCCAGAGCGGCAAGCATTTTCCTTTTGCAGTCCTCAGACTTGCCGGAACGATAGCTCTGTTTCTGTGTCATGTAATCGTCATAAGCATCCCGTCCGTCAGAGCGGCTGTAATGTCCTCTGACATAATGCTCACCACGTCTGGCATAAGAACTGCCCCAGTCGTAATCCGGCATCATTCTGCCGTCATTTGAACTGTATCTCCCCATGCTGTCGCGCTTTCTTCCACGTTCGCTGTAATCGTCATTGTATCCACCACGCATCTCATCAAGGACAGTGTTGTAGTACTCTACTTTCTTATCCCAGTACTGCGTGTTCTTTATATCTTTGTACATATCAATCAGCTTGTATGTCATTTCCAGATTTCCAGTAGTCAGTCCATTATCAGCGATTTTGGAAAGCTCATCTTCGATTCTTGCACATAAGTCTTTAATGTCTCTCATAATCACACCTCCTACGCCTCTCTAGTCACGACAATATTTGCGTTCGCAACAGATACTGCCTGGTCGCTTGTGTTCTCTACTGCGATATTAACGCAACATCCGCGAGGTACATCAATATAGATGCCAGAGGACACATTGTTGTACTGATTTACTGCTGCCGGTGTGGAAATCATCTGAGAAGGAAGAACCGGCTCACCAGAAATTGCAATAGCCAGAGAAATAGCCCCGACAGTACCACCGGTGGGAATTGCGATATTACCAGAGAAATTCACAAAAAATCTAGCCTTGCACTGGTTGGTAAGTCCTCTTAGTGTGATAATTCCACTTCCCTCTCTGTGCTGAATGCAGTTAGAACCTTTAACTGCTGTGTTTGAGAATACTACGTTCCCATTTGCTGCTACAGTCTGAGCAGCTACATTCGTAAATTCTGCCATAAAAATACTCCTTTCATATCACAAAAGGACAGGTCTCAGCCTGCCCCTCTGCGTAAAACGGCATAAGCCGACATTCGAATCAATCGAAAGATACTCTCGATATGAAGTTATCAGCAATTACATCCAGTGTTGCATCCGCATCCGTAATATGTGTTCGGGTTAGGGACCTGATATGCCGGAATCGGTGCCGGATTAATCGCATTAATGAGCTGCTGTGTCTGAGAGGCCATTGCAGTTGTAAGCAGTGCGCTCTGCCGATCCTGAGAAGCGGCACGTCTGAGATCATTGTTTTCAGCCTGCAAGTTAGAAATCTTTTCATTGCAAAGATAATCAAGAATGGCTCTTGTCCCAGCATTCTGGCTGTCGATAATATCTCTTGTGTTGCTGTTCATTGTGTTCTGCAATGCACAGGTGTTCTGTGCCATATTGTAGTTAACGCCCTGAATTGCTTCCCTAGTTTCGCAACAGCAGTTCGCAAGCTGTGCCTGTAATGTGTTGGTGTTCTGCATATTCGCTACAGTATCGGCATTAATAGCCTGATGAATGCCGAAGCCAGTCTGCATGATGTTGGTATTGATTCCATTGAATCCGGTAAGCATACCGTTGTTCACTGCATAGAATCCATCACAGAGACCGTTGTTGATTCCATCAAGCTTGCTGATTACTGCGGAATTGTCAAATCCTCTCTGAATGTCTGCCTGAGTAGCTGCTGTGGCTGCATATCCACCACCATTGCCGTTATTACCCCAGCCGTTGTTTCCCCATCCGCAGAATACGAACAAGAAAAGCACGATAAGCCACCATGCACCATCTCCGCCAAACATGCCGTCATTATTCCTACCGTTTCCAGTAGCGGCGGCTATATCTGATAAGCTATAATTTCCATCCATAATATAATCTCCTTTTTGTGTATTTACATCAATCTGGCCAGATTGTAATGTACTATTTCATTCCTTTCAGCATGTGCTGAAACTGTCCTGCCATCTGTTGAACCTGATTAAGCTGTTGCTGAGAAATCCGTCCAGACTGCAACATTTTCTCAACTTCTGCTTTCGGATCTCCCTTGAAATTCTGTTTAAACTGCATAAACTGCTGTATCATTTGCATTGGTCCGTTTCCCTGTGGCATTCCACCACCAAGTACGTTGAATAATGGATTACTCATCTGCATTTCCTCCCTTGATCGCTGATTCCTGTGCGGTATTAGCCCTAACAGGTTTAGAAAAAGAATTTAATCGGTTTATGATAGCTTCGTATTTGCCCTTTAAATCGTCATATTCCTGTCTGGTGACATATTTACTGTCCATGTTCTGAGCAGGCTGTTTAGGCGGCATCTGAGTGCCTACTTCATGGTATTCAAACGTCCGTAATGGCTGTGGCATACCGGAAACGTCCGTGGATTTTATAAAGAATTTTTCACTCTCACTGTCCATCAGTAAAACACTTGTCCCGGGCGCTACCAGATAGGATTTTGCACCGACTTCGCCAGACACCCACAGGATACCATTGTTATTCTGCTGTGGTTGCTGTACTGGTTGAGCTGGCATCTGGACAGGCTGTTGCTGGAACTGATTCATCTGTCCCGGAACGCCAAAACTATATTGATAAGGATTGTTATATAATGCCATCTTATGCACCGCCTTTCTGATTATATTCTAAAATAAAAAAATAGCCTTAGACAGTTCGTCTAAGACCCATATAAGTATCTGAAAAGTATCAGCATACTTTAATTATTTTATTGTTCACCCTCCGGCTCAATCGTTTCGCCGTGGATATGCTCACGTTCATTTTCTCAGCACAGTATTCGAGAGTGCGTTCCTGGCATCTCAACCGGAACAACCTTTCCTCATCCGGCGTGAAATTACACTCCGTTAAGAATTTGTTTATGTCTTTCTGCGTGAATGTATATAACTTCATAAACATACCCCTTACTAATGCTAACGCTGATGTGCAAGATACTCCGTGAGTTTCTGTTTTGTTTTTTTTAGCTCCTCGACATTATTCCCACTGATCTGACTGTCCAACATGGTCGACAACACTTCCAGGATCAATGAATCACGTTCTGCAATCCTCTGAAGACTCTCGTAATCTCGTTTATCATGTTCTTCCAGTGTCTCTACTCGCTTATTAAGTCGAAACGCCGGGGTAATCCACTTAAAAATCACGGCTGCCGCTCCCCCGACGATAGATACCCCTCCGCAGATCGAAAGGAAAATCTGTACAAATTCTGATATGCTCATTTATTCTCCTTTTCCCAGTAATATACTGGGATCTCATTACCACTATCCCATGTATCATAATATTTACCGTCTTGTGCCGTCACCACATGGCCATCTATACAGAGGATGTATGTACCTGTCGGATGGTCTGCGCAAAAGTCATTGACTGTATAGATATATCGCTCTGACTGTTCTATCAGTTTACGTCTGTACCCATGTTTATAGAGATACGCTCCCCAAACGTAGTTAGCTGATGGCATATCTGACAGAGCACATGCCTGTATCATTAATCCGGCGAATACTGTTTTCCAGTCAAAACCGGTTGCCTTGCATATTGCCCGGACAACGCAATCTCCGGTTCTCTTACCCTTAACAGGATTCGGATTGAAATATTCCCATCTGTCCATTAGTCAATCCCCTTTGCTGTTTTATACCGCTTTGCCGCTCCTCTGGCTTTTGCGGCGTTCTGGCGGTTCCACTTAGCAATCATGAGCCGGTCTTGCAGTTCTCTCAGGTCATTCTGTTTGCAGTAATCCTTGTATGCAGCATTTTGCTTCTGGAGAAGATAAGATTTCCGGTCAAGGTCTTGTTGGAGCGCAAATTTCGCCTTTTCATTCGGCGCATTATCAACTCCTGCTTGCAGTCCAAGGACTTCACGCTTCGTTTTACGGATTCTCCGTTCATAAGTACGTTGTCGCTGTTCTTTTTCGTACTGTTTGCCTTTGTCAGCTTTGTCCTGTGCTGATAATTCTGCGTAAGGATTAAATTCCCCGTCACTGGCTCCAAAGCTATGCCGACAGTTGACCCCTGACAGTCCACTTGCCGTTCCATATCCAGTCAATGAAAACGGTGGAAATTTCTTACTCTTGCCAGAACGAGAGTATATCTTTCCTTGCCACCATGAATGATTTCCGGGATTCTCACCGCCGTCACCCGTTCTGGCTCCTATGTGCGCACTGACCAGAACTAAATCCCAGTCCATTTCTTCCATGCGTTTTAGAGATATATCTCCCGTAGCCTGTGCCACGCCAGTTCTGACAGAACGTGCAACCGCTGTTTCAATCGTGTCTTTTCTGCCAGATGGATATGTGACAGTCACTCCATCACTCACAACGTTGTTAACCGCCTCTTTAATGGCTTGTGTATATCCAACCGCCCCAGTCATCACATGGTTATATGCAAGGTCGCATTGCTCAATATAGAGCCTCTGAGCGGCACTTGCAGTTGTCCGTGTGAAGTTCTTCCATTCGCCCATGGTTGCAAGCATATTCCGCTCCATGAGTCTTATCATAGTCGGCGACTGTTCGAGCGGTACAGGGCTTAATCCTGCCGCCTTGTATACCTTATCATCGTAGCCCATTGCAGTGATTCCAGCATCTTCAAATGCTTCAAGAAGTTCCTGCTGTTCGCGTTTGGTATATCTGGATAGTTCTGCTAGAATGTCCTCTAGCAGTTCACCGGATTCCTGTAGCGTTCTGATTCTCCACGCATCAGCATTGGTTAGAATATAATCCTCACCTCTGCCGATTCTTGCCACCATTCTCGACACGATCTCAGAGATGATATACTGATGTAATTCTTCTGCAATCTGCTCGCTGCCCTCTGTTATCCGACGTAAATATTCTGGACTAAGTATAGCATATCACCTCTTTCGTCAAAAGTCGTGGTACATGTTTTGGTTTTTTACTAATTAACTAAAGCCCTCTTTAGTTACTTATCAATCCTAGTTAATTTGTACATTTCACTTTCCATTCTTTTTGCAAAATATTCATGACCTTTTAACGTTAAGTGTGTGTTATCAGACCCAATAAAAGCATCATGATTATTACTGTTGATGATACCTTTAATGTATCCATTGGTGTTGTCTGTGATTATGCTTCCAGTAGAATCATAAGTTATGCCTCTTGCCGTATCAATCAACGGTATACCATATTTGGCGCATGTTTTCTGTAAGATTGGTAAGAAAGCTTCACTTATTTGCATAATGGTTGGTTGCGGATTGAAAGGAGTTACGCAAATGGCTTTGCACCCTAATTTTGATACCTTATTCCAATATTCATTGATTGCTGTTTCAAGTGCGCTTAAATCCGAATAGCTATCATTCAACCCGCCCATTGAGATAAGAATATCAGGATTATATTTTGCTACATTATCCTCAAACCTATCTACCATATTTACTCTACCAGTGCCATTATTGAGATAACCAGTTCCGCCAAAAGCGACATCCAATAAATCATAGTCAAACACTTTCGACAATTTTGAAATCCATGAATTTATAACAGCTTCTCCGCCACCAATAATCGACGTTGACTCCGTGATACTATCGCCATCTGCTATAATTTTCAATCTATTAGCATTGTATTTCTCGACTGCACCATTTGTTTTAATTCCACGAAATACTCCGTCAATATAAATTGAAATATGTTTATGTTCAATTTCCCTTGGGAAAGTAATTTTTTGATAATATACGTTTCCGTCACTTGGCATTTGTATACAGTCGCTTGTTATGCTGTATTCATCAATACATACCGTCAAAGCTGAGTTTCCATGAATCATTACTTCAAATTCTTTCCCGGAAAAATAAAACTCAATCCTATAACCTAAGTTTATCGGCAAACCAGAAGTGACAGCTTTATATTTGGGGAAAGTATCACCTGCAATTTTCATAGGTACAGAATATCGAAAAATTTCCGAAATTTCAGCGTTAGCAACGTCATTTTTAAGTGCTGAAACAATTACACCATCAGTTATGCTGGAAGTAGTTGACGCAACCGATGCTTCTGCAATACCTGTTTTATATGTGTTCTCATTCAGTAATCGTCCACCAAAAACAGAAGTATTAGACTTTACATCAACTTTTAACTGTTCAATGTCATTTAGTGCATTATCTACACTTGCTTTGATTCCACCGTCTCTTTTGTCCTCTAATTTTTTAATTGAAATCGTACTTTTATCGCTGTTCGCATGTGCAAATACAACCATTTTTACATCATGTGGAAATGTAATATACCCACCTGTTGAAATTCCAGTTCTTCCAGATGTTTGCACTTGGTCACTATATTCTGCAAGCAATTCATCCGTTGTTCCGTTCACGCCAGAAAAAGCACACCAACATCTTGTAGGATTGCCATACGAGTCACTGGAAAGATTCTCGGCTTTGAATTTTCCACCGTTATTCAGAAAAAAACAATATAATGTATTGTTTTGGTCTGCCGCATAAATACCATTGTTTATTCTTCCGCGTGTGATATATCCATTTTCCGTCTTGTTTTCTGATATCAAAGTCAATGCATCAATTTCAGTTTCCTTAACTGTTCCAAAAACACTATCTTTGACATTCCCTATATCTTCCTTTAGCGAACCAGTTTCTGCCTTTACTTCTTTGAATTTATCGCCTACCGCTTTAGAGTCGGCAAATGCACCCTCTAAAGACAATGTTGGGTCAGAAGCTGGCGTTCCAAACACTGTGTTGTAGGGCAACTGTCTCTTCTTCCCATCCGCTGTGATTATTCCCTTAAATGTATCAGCCATTGTTATTTTCCTCCGTTGCTTTCAAACTTACATAGCCATCTGCGTCCACGCTAAGTCCAACGCCTTTATCGGACAGGTACGTCTGGACTGCTTCTGCTATAGCTTCTTTACTGGCTCCGATTCCGTCTACACAGAGTTTGTACAGGTACTTCTCTTTTCGCGTGATTGGCTTTGGGAGTTCGCCCGTGTAATCACCCGTCAAGTACGCAAGATATTTTTCTTCCCTTGTCACTGGTTTATCTGCCATCTTTTTACTCCTCTCCGAATAATGTTGGTTCGTCTGGCTGAGCTTCTTTGACCATTGCTTTTGCTTCTTCCTCAGTCATTCCCTCAAACTTTACAAAATACAGCCATGCCGGAACCTTGCCAGTGGTCACATACTGCCACCACCTTGCGCGGTCGTTTTCACGCACATACAGAATGTCTCCAAAATCATAATTGACTTCATAAGCTCCAACGGGTGCAAGTCCGTACAGGTCAGCGTAAACGTTCAGTGCGTAAATAACTTCGTCCAGACAGGATTCCAATTTGTCCCTCACGTCTTTAATGAACTGCACTGTCCTCTGCTGTTCTGCTTCTACTCCTGTGGCCGTCTGAATACCGCTAGCTTCGTTGAAAACGAAATATCCGTTTGAGAATCCAATCTTGTACCCTAGCTGACTTAAAAGGGCATTTATGCCACTTATACGAGTATCTGTGTTAAGAACTGGATTGATTTCTTGATAAAACTCTTTTTCGTCCTGTCCAAATACATTCTTGACAAAGTGCGGTAAGTTCATCTCTTTCCGTCTGTTCTCCATGCCCTGCGGTGACATAGCTGCTACAGGTGTGCCGCTTGGCATCAGCAGTCTATCATCTGCCAGAACAATCTTCTGAGAATCAAAAATTTCTCCGGCATTACGGCTGTATGCAATGTCGAGGTCTTTCAGCTCTTCAATAGCTTCTGCAAATATCGGCAAGCCCAGCGGTGTGCTAATATCTACGTTATTTGCTTGTGGTGTCCGCAATACTCCGTACAGAGGTCCATCCAGCTTCTCTCCATTTGCTTTAAGAATCGGTGGTGTGTCTGCCATGAGGTCAGCCCATTTGGTCTGTTTAAGGTCAATCTTATCTCCGATTGACTGAGGGGATTTCGACACGTAAGCTCTGTTGGAAACATAATACGGATAGGTCGTTACGTCATCTATCGTAGTCTCAACAAAACGATGATATTCAAGCCTTGTATAGTATTTCCGTCCAACTATATAAGAATCCTTGAATATAATCCCTTTAATTTCCTGATTGTCGTAGTCCACAATCATCACGTCAGCCGGAGTGAATACGTCAAGGCTCTCACCGTTCGGTTTGATAAATACCGTTCCGTAAGCACATCCATATTCTACCCAGTGACGAATCTGGAAATATACCTTGTCAATCTGCTCCTGTAACCACGTAGCCCTTGCGGAACCGTCTATCTGAATGCCGATCGCCAATGTTGCGAGCCGAGCTGTTTCTGAGCAGACAGATTTCGCAAAATTAATCGTCTTGATATTATTCTTATCATCTAGCCATTCCGGTGCACCTCTGTAGATGTTCGCACATCGGTTAATCAGTGATTCCATCTCCGGGAATTCTGCTGCCTGAATATTAAAATCCTCTTCGGCTTGTTTTTTGAATATCATGTTAAACCACCTTTTTAGTGTTGTTATAAGTCCCATTATGCACTGTAACCTCTCCTGTTAAATAACGGCTCATAAGCATATCTAAGTGCCGAGATTGCGTGATCGTTTCCGTCAGGATAACCGCTTATTACATTCCCCTCTTTGTCCCGATCATACTCATATTCTGTGATTTCCTTATATGCATTCGGTGTTCGCTTCGGATCAATGACTATGGTCTTTGTCTGTAAAAATTTAAAACCATACTCAATACTTCCCGGTCCCTTGATTGCTCCTCTGGCAGGAAGTCCGGCGTCCCGGAAGTCGTTCACGGACTTAGGTTCCGCAGAATCACATATCATCGTATAATCGTCATAGCCTTTTTTCTTGATCCAATCAGCGGTCTTGGAGTTGCTCCATTTATTTACATACAGCTCATCAATCAGATATATCTTCTCCCTAGCAGAATCGTAATAGGTCCTGAGATAGCAGAAGGCATCTGGGTACCATCCATAATCTACGCCAGCAAAAATACGATCCATGCGGCTAATCTCTTCGTCTGTAACGTCTCTAATCTCCAGATATTCAAATACGTTTCCGCCGTCACCATTCGGAACGCCTAGATACTCATGTTCATAGGCTTCTGGATTGACTTCCTTTAAGTGCTCTGCATCATTAAGGAATTTCTGACCTAGCCACTCCGCCGGGGCTTCCAGATAGCTCGAATGATGGATAACTCTTTTCGAGTTAGGTACCAGTTTAATTCTGTTTACCCAGTTCGATTTTGATTTTGGTGGGTTGTATGATGAAAAATCATAGGATTCATCACCACCACGAAGTACTGACTGATTAACAGAACGTTCCTGAGCATCTCCCTTCATTTGATCTTTTTCTTCTTTCCAGAGGATTCCAATGTAGCCAAACTCCGGCTTAATAGATTTCAGTTTGGTTTCATCGTCCAGACCACGGAAGTATATTGTCTGCCCTGTCTTAATATACTTGATCTCAAGCGGAGACACCTTACATTCAAATTCTTCCATCAGTCCTAGTTCGTTAATAGCCCATTTCATGTTAGCATATACAGAATCTTTCAGAGTACCAGCCACCTGTCTTGTAATGCAGGCGTGCATCTGAGGATTATTCTTGATAAGCTCGATAATCTTAAAAGCTACGAATGAAGATTTCAGACCGCCTCGACCGCCCTCAAATACATATTCGATATTAGGCTTGATTTGCCGGTTAATGTCCACGAATGCCTTGCCGAGTACTCTTGCAGGAAGTTCGTATTTTTCATCATCGTCTTTTGAAGCTGCTGTTAGCTGCTCCCATTTTTCGATAGCCTGTATATTTCCATCTACCGCTTTTTTATACAGAGAATTTGCTACGACTGCCATGTTATTTGCGTCTTCGTCAGCAATCCCCATTTTTGCAAGTTTCTTTTTTGCAGTACTTGATGCAGGACTTTCAGCTATAATTTTCACATAATCAGAAAGGGCTTTTTTTTGTCTCCTAGAATATCCAGATGCAATACCGCCTTTTTTTCCGTTTCTCGCCGCTTCCTCGCCGCTTCGAAACTGTGTCGCCACTCCATTATTTAAATTCTGGTCATTTGCCATCCTATCAACATCCAATCATACCCTTTCTGAATTAAGCTATAAAACCCCATAGTAACACTTCTGAGTATATTCTATCACAGGTCAGTAAAAAAGTTGTGGTACATGTTTGATGGAAAATAATGGAAAATATTACATAAAAGTATTGACACACCACCAAATTGGTGGTATTATATAATCATCAAAGGAACGGAGGAAAAACAAAATGAAAAAATACAACTTATCAAACATTATGAAAAGAGCATGGGAACTGGTTAAAAAAGCTGGAATGACAATTTCCTCCGGTCTTAAAAAAGCATGGGAGGAGGCAAAACACACAATGATCAAATTTGAACGCTATGCAAAAGTCGCTATCGTTGATGCCAATGGTGTATGTAATCCAAATTGCGGAAAAGAACATGACGATGAAAGCAACTATCTTGTATTCAAGCTGTGGGAAAAGAACGGTCATAAAAGAGTGTATGCAAATGACTATAAAAGACGTTCTGTTGGGTATATTGATTGTAATAGCGGCAACTCAATCGTATCTGATTTTACAAAAGGTGAGTTTTTTGAAACAATGAAATATTTCATTGCTAATTATGAATTTTGAATTTAAGGAGGAAAATAACATGGGAAAATGGACAATTAGCATTAGTGATGACCAGATGTGGAAACTCAAGGATTATGGCCATTGTTACATGTATGGTGGAGGTAGTGGCGCGTTTTTCGAATTCCAGGGCGAGACTTTACAGAAAGCAGCCGATAATTTAATTCATGTGTTTGCAGATGTTTTCTCGGGAAGCGAGATCAGAGTAGTTGAATACCCCGAACATGTTGTTATTGATGAGCAGATATACGAGTACGCAAATTGCGCCGAAAGGCATATCACGCTTATTATTCCATGCAAATGTCAGAAGTATTATTCAGGCGCAGGGGATGTGACTTTCGACAATGACATCCGCATCATTTTGGAGGAACAGAAAATGCAAGTGGCTGAGATGCGTGCGTTACTTGACGAATCCCGGGTAGCATTCTCTAAGCAGTATAATATCCCTGTGAGAACGCTTGAAAATTGGGAATCTGGAAAAAGTAAGTGCCCAGAATATGTAAGATTACTTCTCGAGAGAGCTGTTAGGGAGGATGCAAAAGTTAAAAATGATGAAGCAAACGCCAACACAGAAGATACTGAAAGCTTATGAAGAAAGCCAAACTCTGACTGGTATTCACAAAATCACCGGATACAACTGGCAAAGGATAGCAAAAACGCTTTCTACAGAAGGTATCGTAATCAATGAAACGCAGGCACTTATCATAGACCTGCATTATCGCGGAAAAAGTGCCGGTGAAATTTCATCCATTACAGGTTTTGCCACGAGTACGGTTATGGCATATCTTCCAAGAGTACGACCGCCATATTTGGAGAATCGGTCAAAAAATGCAATGAGAATCGAAAAATATAGACGCAAAAAGGAGAGCCGGTAAATACCGACTCTCTAATTTTATTTCTTCTTCATCTCCTCTAATCCAGCCAACCAATTCAACGATACTCTGAATCGTTCGCACATCTTGATTGCATCCTCGAAAGCTATTCTTGTGTCATTATTCTCCCATCTCAAGACTGTGGTATCCGCTACGTCTAGGACATTTCCAAAATCTCTAAGACTCATACAGTTCTTGAGACGTAATTTTGTGATTCTATTACCGATTGTCATTTTGAATCTCCTCCAACTTCTTCTCTGCTTCTTCACGGGTGAGGAATACGGTTTTTCCAAGTTCATATCCAGAAAATCCATCAAGATTAGGATATATTCCGCTATTAAGCAGCCAACTAAAGTACATTGACATGTCATTTGTATCTACTGACACTAGAGTAATTCTCAGTTCTGAAACAAAATTTCTTGTCGGAACATATACCGTATCTCCAACCTTACACGGCAATCTCACAAGCAAGCCCTGTTCTTCTAAGTCTTCGTAGGTGGCAAGTTTATCAGCCGCTTTATAATTTCCTTCGTCGCCACTATCCTGCTTCATTATTATAAGCCCGTCATACACTCTTTCAGTTAATCTCTCCATCTACTTCACCTCTTCCATCTGACTTTCTACAGTATCTGCAAGTAGCTTCAAGGACTCAATAAACGAGTTCGTCAATGCTGTTCTGTCTGGGCATTTAGCAAATGCTCTGACAAGGTTTACTGCATCCTTGATTTTTTCTTCATCTTCGATGATTTCAAATGCTTCAAACACTCCTTTATCACTCCAATAAGCAACTGTTCCATTATCCTTAAAAATCAAAATATTTGGCAGTTTGATATCCCTAGACGACAAACTGACTTTATCAGACCATTTATCAAAACCTCGTAACCTTGCAATGTTAAGAATATTTTCATATTCTTCCTGTGTCTTTACGAACACGCTTTTTCCTGTTAAATCAATCATCAGAATCCCCTCCTCCCGTAATCTCATCAATACAATCATTCCAGCCGATCTTATAGCTCGGCAGTTTACCTCCTGCTTTGAAATACTTGCCGTTATAAAGCCCAGTTAGTTTCATTTTCTCTGGAAATGGCTTCAGCGGACACCAATCAGGTCTAATACTTAAATCTGTAATATCTCTATTGTTTGCTCTACAGAACGGGTGATGCACTCCACTGCGTAAAACGCATAAAGCACAATATTTTGGCGTATCTATCACTAATACTGATTTACTCATTCCAGCACCTCCTGTAATAAACTTCGATCGTCAACCGCATTTCCAATAACGACTACTTTCTTCGCCCAATACGAGAAATCTTTTCGATAATTGGTTTCTTCTGGAAAATCTACATAAAATCCTAAATTTCCATTACCGTATTCTCCAAACTTAACAACAGCCGCAACTGCGCCATACTGGATGATGTCATTCTCCCAAATTTTCTTCCCGTTCTTGTCGCAAAGTCCCGTGAACTGGCAGAGGGTTTCTATATCAATTTTATTGGTATATACTGTAAACCGATCTGAATCCTTCCGATAAAAAATAATGTCCTTCCCCCCTATGTGATATTGATCTCTTAGGTAATATCCCTCAACCCATTCACCACTATCAACCCGCTTTGCCTTAAAAAGAATTTCTCTCATATCACACCTCCTTCGGTTTTTCACACCGCTCAAACTCGATCACCCAGACCCACGGGTTCGCATCCCAACCATACCGGTCAAGGTCGGATTTCTTGATGGTTGATTCCCATACATCAGGAAAACCAAGCGCTGTTGATGTATAATCGAAACATCCCTCTGCTTCTGCATCATCGTCTGTCATATCCTGCAACCGCTCCACTCTCACATTCGTAACCTTCAGCCAGATTCTCGCCGCTTCTTTCGGCATGTGGATTGATGGTTTCCACGGCTCTTCTGCGTCTTCGGAATTCGCAATGCTGGCCTTGTATCCATAGCGTTCTTCCAGATGGCATCCTTCACCTTTTCCAACCCGCTTTGTATATCTGTGCCAAGTCTCACGAACATACAGGATATCTTCCGGCTTGTACGGTGGGATCAACTGATTTTCGAACATTCTCTCATCTTCGTCATATTCATATATCCCGGTAAATGAGCCGTCCGTTCTTTTCGTAACGTAGAACCCACAAGCGTCTTTTCGTCTGGTTTTTACCACCCGCCGTGTGCATGTCTTTCTTCCGTCCATGATTGCTCTCACCATCTCGGTATTGAATAAAATAGATTTAATTGCCATCTGCTCCACCACCTTCCACAATGCCAATCGCAATAGCAAGCCCACTCGAAAATCCATCATAATAACTCATGCTATATGCATCATCAGATTCATTCATTTTCTTATTTGCGATTTTTTTCTGCTTTACAAGTTCTTTTGAAATTTTGTCCACATCAAAAACTGTCGGCTGTTTGTTAACACAATCAATAAACTCTTTCTGGTCAGAACTAATGCTTGTGCCAATTTCCCAAATTTTGATGTATTTAATTAATTCGTCTGCATCTATCAGTCTGCTCATATTTTATTCCTCCCACACTCCCAACAATCTCATCCTCTCATACAGTACAGCGACGGTCTTGCGCCTGTATCCGTAAAAGTCCTTCGGATTCATCGGGATATATCTTTCTTTGCTGATTTTTCTATAGCTTTTCCGGTGCAAGATATTCTCAATAACCATATCCGCTATCACCGTATTTTTCGGGCAAGCTGACAAGGCGGCACTGGAAAGCAGGTATCCGTACTCTGCCGGGAAGTCTTTCAGCATCGTATTCAGTTTTTCTATGTCCTCTGCCGGAATACCGTAGTCTTTCAGTTTTTTATTCCTTGTCAGCATACCGTTCTCCTTTCTATTCGTCTGGATGGTGTTTGTCGTACATGATCGCTGCACATGCAAGACCAGCCACTCCGACTATGATTCCAAGCGTAAGTCCTAATAAGAATGTAATCATGGCTCATCCTCCTCATATAGCTCTAGTAGTGGCGTCCAGGCGATAACTTTATACATCCTTGTTCCTCCATGCCCATCTGAATATTTATCCCATTCAAGATACCCATATTTTCTTTCGTTCCAGTATCTGGTATCACCAAATTTTAAATAACTCGCAATTCCATAAAGTTTGTCAGGTGTTCCATAGACTTTTTCAAGCGTTACAAGATACTCTTTTTCGTCTTCCGGTAATCTCTCACTGACCGGAATCCACCCATTTTCTTTCTCGTCATGTTCCAGATCAGCAAGAAGTAATTCTACAATTTTTGAGATATTATTTTTCGAGAAATAAGCTCCGCTCCCTGTGTTTTCCACCTCATTCTTCAATTGAATTAATCTGTCTTTAATATGGCTCATACTTCCACCTCCTCATAAGTTTCTCTGAATATATCTGGCTTACACGGATAAAATTCACCGTGAACACCGCGGATGATATAATCACCAATATTCGCCAGATGTTCGCCCTCTAATGTCTTAATAACCAATAATTCACCCGGAACCTTCCATTTGTCGATATAGAAGTTGTCAGATACAATCGGTAAATCAGATGTCATATACTCATCCGGACAATTGCCATTTGTCAGGAAATCGAACATTTCTCGATGATTTTCACCAGTCCACTGAAGTGCGTCAATTACAACTGGTTTCTTTCTGTACTTCATGCTTCCACCTCCGAATCCTCTGGCATCTGAAATACCATATTCTTTTTAAAACTTTTTGCAAGTTCTTCGGAACCATCGACGTGAATATTGTTTGATTCTACAATTGCTCGATGTCCTGTAAATCCTGTCAAAAAAGTACAAGTAATTTTATAATTTTTATATGCTTCCTGAATCATATCCAGTACTTTCATGGCTTTTTCTCTGGTGGAATATTCTCCGAGCAAGCAACACCACCCATGTTCTATTCTTGTGCTTATTACTCCACCTGAAACTTCGACATCGAGTAAAGATTCAAATACAATTAAAACTTCCTTGTTTTGACTTCTGATTAACATTTTGCGTCCTCCTTATCTTTCTCACAGAATCCTCTGTGTTCATGCACTGAATACTCGATTCCACGACTCCATTTCATGTATGCGAGTTTTTCTCCTGTCAGTTCGCATTTGTGTTTTCTTTTATTCAGAGACTTACAGGTTCCGTCACAGTAGCTCATTTTTCGCCCTCCTATTCCACTGTTCTCTTACAGCTATCAAATTTCTTCCAGAAGGATAGCCTTCCGCTGGTACAGCGCAATCTGGATTACCACACTTAATCATGTACATAATGCCGCCGCTAGCCCAACGTTCGGTTATCGCCTTTCTTCCACAAAGCGGACAAGGTTTTAATTTCTCCATTTCCATCCTCACTTTCCCCATGTAAGCAACTGATACGCTATTGTACAGTCCTCCATGATTAATTTATCCGAATGCTATCTGCCCGTTATTCTGCAAATAAATCACCGGTGCAGCTTTGCGCTCTCCGACTTTCAGATACGGGCAATTAGCTTTCACAAGTGTTTCTGCCATAACTGGCACAACACTGTTTCCGATTCTTGCTACCTGTTTTGCAATCGGGTAATTTCTCCATTTATAGTCCCGATCAATGATATAATCTTTTGGAAATCCCTGCATCACCTTTAATTCTTCCGGCTTTAACATTCTGAGGAAGATATCTGAAATAATGTATTTCTCTCCACGAATATCAACCAGAACATTTACTAGTCCGAATCTGTCTTTTGTGGTAATGGTTCCAAGTGGCTCATTAAGCACCTGCCCGCATCCTGTCCCATAATATTTAACCAGAAAAGCGGATATCACACCGAAGTGGCCGGGCGAAGTTGTTATCGTATGCAACGGCTCATCACAGCCTTGACCGATTCCAGTTTTGTAATATTTTGTAATAAATGCAGTCACGAGTCCGTATCTATTTGATGTATCAATAGTCTTAATTGGCTCAGTCAGCAATTGTCCTCTGGAATCACCTTGCCTGGTTTCTCCATGGTACTGAATGATAAACGCCAGTGCATCTTTATTTTTCACAATGTATGGAACCGGATTATCAACAATATATTTCTTAATTCCATTCGCAATACGTTTCTGAGTTGCTTCTGCCAGCGGTTTTGGACGGTCAAATATACTTTTACCTAAGTCTGACCAATCAATGTAGTCTCCGCACTGTTCATATCGTTTCATGCCACCTGTACCCAAACGATTGTGCGTAGGTTTCGGCCATATTATCTGCTTCTCATCTCTACGGAATACTGCATACCATCTTTTTCTTGTAGTTGGCGCTCCGTAATCCGCAGCTACGAGTTCCCGGCTGTCAAATTCATAACCGATATCTTCCATTGCTGAAATGAATTTTCGATAATCTTCGCCAGCTCTTTCCTTGATCGGATGCCCTTTCTCGTCCAATGGTCCCCATTGTTGGATTTCTTCTACATTCTCCATAATGATTACATCTGGAAGAATTGCTTTTGCGTGCTTATATACAGCCCATGGAAGAATTCGAAGTCCCTGTTTCCTTGGCTGACTGCCTTTCGCTTTTGAATGGCTTGTACAGTCCGGGGAAGCCCACATCAACGCTACACGCTGATTTCCGACGTATTTCTGCAAATCTACCTTGAAGATATCTTCCGTCAGATGTAACGTTCCGGGATGATTAGTCTTATGCATTAGAATTGCATCCGGATCATGATTGATTGCTATGTCTACTGACCTGCCAAGCGCCATTTCGATTCCTACAGACGCCCCACCGCCGCCGGCAAAGCAATCTATGATTAGATCTCTCATCTAAACTCCCATCTTCTTAACCAGATTCTTATTCATCTCGTCAAATTTTATGTCTGTGTTCTCTTCAATGTCCTGCATCATGCTCAGAACGCTCATTTTGTCCTCATTTGCCATTCCAGCGAACTCATTGGCAGTCCGCATGACTATGAGCAAACGTTTCGTAGAAAAGCCATACAAACGTCTCAGATCCATCATCGTTGTAACAGTGTTGATCGTATTGCTCCAATCTTCACCAACAGTAAAACCATCTTCATAGGCTTTCTGTTCCATGTCTTTAAGCTGACTCTGGCAGTTCTGCATGACCCATCCAAATGCCTGAGCCGCCTGATTAGGGGTCTGAACAGGAAATCTGGTCTTTTTCTTGACTTTTAACTTGCTACTCATTTTTCTTTCACCTTTCTGAACTTGTATCCTGTCACTCGGTACGCTCGTGGTGTGCCGGGGTTATCCGTCTCAAGCAAGCCATTTTCCAGTAATTCACCGAAATGATTCTGCACGGTATGGCTAGATATGCTCAGTCCTGTTGCGATATCCGGAATACTTGTCGGATAATCATGTTCTTTCAGGTATCTTATGATGTACAGATGTACAGATATATGTCTTTCCTTGTCTGGATACCCTCATGATACTTTCTTGCTGTGTTATATGGCATTTCTATCACTCCTGTCATGCTTTTATATTTCTTCCCATTTAAAACGGCCCTTACCTGAATTACGCCACTGTCCGATGCCTCTCAGTTCTCCATAGTCAAGCCATTCTCTGACTGCTGCTTCATGGCTATCGCATAAGCACTTGATTGTGAACTCAATCCAACTTCCAGCAGGTATTGTCTCACTATTTGCAAGCGCAATTCTTTCGCCCTGCGGTGTTTGCCCTCTCAGCGGCCTCTGGCAAGTTCCTATTTCACCTTCAAAATGAATTGGAATTTTACGTTCTTCAACGAAAATTAGACCGTCAATTTCTTTTTTGTAAGCCTTGATTTTTGAAGATTTTGAACCAGTTACCTTTCTCAGCATTCCACAAGCATCTTTGAAAAATCCCTTAATCTGGTAATCCCAGTAAATCGGCACACCGTTATCTCTCGGGAATACGGTCATGGATTTCTCAACCACTTCTTCAATTCCGATTGCTTCAATCTCTTCTTTTCTTGTTGGTGCGTCTGGTGCATTCGAAGCAATAAACGTTTCGTGAATCTCCGGGTCTGCACTTGCTGTTCCTAAAATTTCTTCCAAAAATGTCAATCTTACTTTTAATTCTTTCATTCTGCTATTCTCCTTGTAATTTTTATAGTTTTCTTACATTGCCGTGCTACTCTCTGCCTTAGCTCATTCCACCATGGTTATTCCCTGCCCAGCGCATCGCCGCCGTTCCTCTGCGGTCCCTTAACTTCTCATTCCGTAGCACATCGCTGCTGTTCCCCGCCATTTCGTAGCTATTCTTATCTAATCATTACATTTCTACGCCGTAGCTTTTCCGTTCAGTGCCTCTGCCCAGCTTTTCGTTTCCTTGTGCTGCCACAGCTATGCATATCGTTTCAACACCTTTCGCAGCAACTCCTCTGCATTTCCTCGCAAGGCCGTGCCTTTACATTTCAATTCACTTCGTTGATATGCTTCTTCTCAGCACATCTTTGCCTTTCCATTGCTGTGCTTATACGACATTCTTTTCTCCTCTATCCCATTACGCTCGCAAGGAACTGCCTCTGTTCTCCTGCTGCTTTTTTCTTTCGAATACCTTCCTCTGGCATCTGTAACTCTACACAGGTCTTGATGATCCGGTCTCTGGTCCTGGTGTCCACATTCAGATTATCGGTGCTCATGTTGGAAGTGTAGATTGTAATGTTTCCGTCCTCCATACGTTTGTTGATCAGACGGAACATTTCCTGCCGCTGCCATTCCTTGTCTGCCTGTGCACCGATATCATCCAGAACAAGAAGTTTGCAATCCCGGTATACCTGACTGGGATCCTCTTCTCCGCGATCGCGCTTGTAGCTGTCACCAACAGCACTTATGTAGTCAGGTGCAGTCACGAAACGCATTTGCAGATCGTATTTCATCATCACCGATTTTGCCAGACAGCACGCCAAGAAGGTTTTTCCACTTCCCGGTGTCTTACTCCACAGATACAGTCCCTTTCCTGCCATTTCCCACTTCTGGAAATGGTTCAGAAAGGTGGTGCACAAGTCTCTCAGTTTGCTCATGTCTCTCTGGTAAATATCAAAATCGAACTTGCCAAGATCTGCCTCATGGTACTCTTTTGGTACTCCGGTACGGTCCTGTGCTCTATAACCACCTTTGCACTTTGGACATCTGCGAGCATATTGAATTTCTTCTGGAAGTCCGTAATCATAGACCGTGGCATAATATGTCTCCCATCCAGTCCCATGGCACACAGGACACTCACCATAATCTGACTGAGTTAGTTGGTTCTGGTTCATCTTTTACCGCCTCTTTTCTCGCATCATAGTTTCCGTCAAGGACCTTAGCCATGTTGGTATCGCTGATCAGCCAGTCAAATGTTGCTGACCAGTTACGTTTGTTTTTTCCCTTCAGAAAGTCGGAATCCTCTGCTTTCTCGAACAGAATCCGGAAGTCATCAAGAGTGTAGCCTGCTCTTATTCTGGCATTAATAGCTTTCTTCCTTGCTTCAGACATCTTTACCAGGCGGGGATACGACCCACAAACGGAATTGTATAATTCACGAATCGTGGCATAGATGCTGTTTTCAGGAGTTCCACTCTCATAATCTCCTTTAGGAGATTTATTATATTCTTCCTTTCTTTCCTTCTTCCCTTCTTCTATTGTTGCCCCTCGACTGCCATCTGACTGCCCATCGACTGCCGTTTGACTGCCACTTGACTGATACTGATTGTAGTTTTTTACTGTAATTACGCTGAATTTAGGGTGTCGGCTGACTGCCACCTCTCCGGTATTTTCCAGATGTTTTAGTGCAGTTCTCACATTCTTTATTGTGAGTCCTGTTTCTGTCGCCATATTCTGCTGCGAAGTAACCAGTGAGCCTCTCGGCACTTCTGTTCCCTGGAAGCGGCTCGGCTTCCAGTTTGCCTTTAACAGGATATGCAGGAACAGCACCTTCGTATTGATGTCCGTGTACCATTCCCAATCAAGGATTTTCCTGCTGATCTTCACGTAGTCCATAACCAGCCTCCCATTCCCTGTATATCTTCATCCATTCATCAAGCGGCATCGTAACCAGCCACTCACAATGGTTCTTCCTGTGGAACACCGCCGGAAGTTCATCCGGTTTCCGATCCCTCTTCGACTGATCTACAGCCTCATATATATTTAGTTTTTCTCTTCTCTTCACTTCAATGTGAATTCCAGGAAGACCAACTACATCCGCATCTCCGTTGGATCCACAATACTGCTGCCCTCTTCTTGCCTTGTAGCCATACCCGCGAAGGATGCCGGCTACTTCCCTTTCTCCGGTAGCCCCTTTACTTCTACTATTCATGCGTCTCCTTTCCCCCTCAGGAAGTTATAACAGGCCACTCCCTGAGGGAAAATCGTGTGATATATCTATATGAATTTAGTTGCACCCGTATTTTTTATACATAAGCTCTTTTGGATTCCATCCGGGATAGATAGAATTCATGTATTTTTCGATATATGCCAGCATATCTGGTCGTAAACCTTTTGCTCCATTATCCAGGAGCTGATGGTGGTATCTACATCCGGTAACTCCATTCTGTTCGATTCCAAGTCCACCCTGTGAACGGTTGACAATATGCATAATATCAAGCTGCTTATATTGGAAATCGGATGAAGAATGCATATAAAAACCAATCTGGCAAAATATGCAGCCGTGATCTCTATCGAGAATTCTTTTGCGCGTTTTTGCATCAAACTGTAACGCTTTTGTTCTTTTGTTCATTTACACCACCTATCCCATACTGCTCAAAAAGCTTTCGTTTCTCAAATGGCGTCATAATCTCGCCGTCTGGTATTCCAGAATCTTTGCAGTCTTGAATTAATCCGCTGATCAAGCGCGCCATCTCCTCTGTGTCATAGGTACTGGAACCACGGAGAAGTATATACACTCTTTTTATTTCTCCATCTCTTGTTACTACTGTTTTTGGAAGTGGTTTCAGATGATACTCAACCTTGCTCAATACATCGTTTTCTGTCTCTTCAGTATCCGGAAGATAAACAGCTATCAGGTTTCCATCAACATGCTCTATCTGTCCGTAACGACGCAAAAGCCGGTTGTGAGCTTCGTCATTCGTCCATCCATGCACTCTGGCAAACTTAGTGAGTAATACCCAGTAATATGCATTTGCGTCCAGTGAACGCTTATCTCTGTGCTGTTTAAGACGAACATCTAGCTTATCAAGTTTTGCCAGTTCGCCAGCATCTCGTGCATCCTCATTCAGTTCTATCTGAAGATTCCACTTATCTGTCACAAGATCTTTTGCTAACGATTTAATCTTTCCTGTGAATTCCATTTAAGCACCACAATTCTGCTTGAAATAATCTATGTTTTTCGGATCCGTTATCGCCTTGATATTTCCTATCGTCAGCTGGTTGACAGAGGTAAGACGATATTTCTCAAGAACTTTCTTTTCACTCAGTCCATTCTTATTCATGAACGAACGTAATGCTGATATATCCGCATCTGAAATCACCGATCCAGGATTATTATGCTGATCATACTTGGTATTGGTTTCATTCCAATAGATATCTGCACCAATACCAAGATACTTACATGCTACTGAAAGCGCATCCGTGGTTGCCATCTTATAGCATTCATCGGATACATAAATACCATTTCTCTCTTTGGCTGACAGTTTGCTTCCACCAGTACCAGGAATGGGCTGTGACCATTTGCCCTCATAAGAAATATATAATTCAATCATTACAAAAGCACAGGTCTCATCACCAACTGTCTCAGTCCATTTGTCGACTGTCTTGTAATACCATCCAAGTCCACATGGGCCAAACTGCTCTGTAAGGCACTTTATTCTCCACATCGGATTAATATCTGTAAATCCCTTTATTCTTCCGGCAGTAATAGGTTTCTGTGCATTTTGCGGTACTTCTTTTACTTTGTTATATAACTCAAGATTTTCCATAAGCCTCTCCTACTTGATCTGGATATTCTGCGAAGTTATCAGGGTGATTCCCGGAAACTTTTCTCCGGCTTTCAGTGCTGCCTTCAGCCCGACCTTGTCCGGTTTAGGCTCTGAATACTTAAGATATTCTTCTGGGACAGCTGCACCCTCCGCAATATCCACGGAGCTACCACTTCTAAAAGAAATTGCTACTCTTGTAGACTTAAACTTTTCACCATCCAGATATCGGGAAAGATACTCTTTCAGTGATGTCGCTTTGCTTTCTGCGACTTTCTGCCTCTTGGCAAGATTTTCTTTTTCAGATTTCAGCGCTTCTGCATCTGACAAAAGATTCTTGATCCAGCAACCAATGTTCTCGATTTTCTGGTCTCTTTCCATCTGTAGAGATTCAAGCTTTTTGATATCTACGATTTCCCCTGTTTCCATA